ATGGACGACCCGACGTTCGGCATCCGCGATATGGATCGTTAACGTCGAGTCGTCCACCCCTTCCAAACCCCCGAAGAACGTTCTCACGTTCGACAGAGGGACAACCATTCTACACCCCTTTGCCGATGTAGAAAGCTGCCGGGTGACGGACGATGGGGCCGCCTGTCTTCATGATCACTGCCTGCTTCGACGTCTGAAGCATGTCAAAGACCGCTGGCAGCAGCGTGATGTCCTGCGTGGTGGCCAGCTCGACGATCTCCGGATCGTTGTCCAGCACCATGAAATAATCAACGCTGTCACCGTTGTAAGTCGAGGTCATGACGTTGGTGGTGATCACTTGGTTGAAGTACATCCCCTCAGTCGCCAGCCACTTCAGCGTGGTCATTGGCGACGTGTTGGAATAGGGCTTCAAGAGCCGGTTCTTCGCTTTGGTGCTGATCACCAGCACCTTCGACTCGAACAGCTCTCCGTCCTCGACGACGATCTTGGCTTGCAAGAGGTCATCAAGGATTTCCTGCGGCGTCTTGTTTACCCAGAGTCGGTTCTGCGCGGCGGTCCCGCCGAACGATCCCTCTGCAACGTCCTCTTTGGTGCCCTTGTTGGCGCCGTAGAAAGAGGCGTCGAAAAGGCCCTTGATGCCGACCGCAGAGTCACCGGCGAACGTCAGTTTGTGCTCCTTCTCGAAGCAATAGCGCCGGGCAGTTGCCACGCGCCGCTGGTCGAGCTGGGGTGCCGGGCCGATCGCCCTGCGCCTGCGCGACTCAACAGCATCGCGTTCCGACTTGGTGAAACGGATCCCGGTCGCTACGGTGTAGACCTGCTGCGTGAAACGCTCGAGGTTGTCACCTACGAAAGGGATGTCCTTCGCATCCGCACCGGCTGCCAGCACGATGGCGCTGCCTGTGCGGTCGTAGACGTCGTAGCCGATCACGTCCGCAAACGCGTCATAATCACGCGTTATACGCAGGAGCTGGCGAGTCTTTAGCTCCTGTTCGCGGGGTGAATACAGCGTGTTGGATATTTGCCTTAGATCTTCCTGTAATACTTCGGGCATGTTATGCCTCCTTAGTCATCCGTCGTTTTTGTTGGCGGCTCGAGCTTCAGTATCACCAGTCCGGGGCCGCTCGTTTGACCCACAAACTTGGCACCCTTCAGCAGCGTGGTCTTGCCTGCCTCAGAAGTGGTCGCAAAGTTTCCCGGCTCTTTGATCGCGCTGGGGTCGTCGCTTCCCGGCACCGCGGCCTCGATGGTGACGGTCATGTTCGCCACACTCGCATCGATGTAGGCGAGCAAGTCGCCGCCTCCGGACCCGGCCGTCCCTGCTGCAATCAAAACCGTCGAGGTAGCGCCGATAGAGTTGGATGTGACCAGCATCTTCCCGCCGATGATCACCGCCAGATCTGCGTTACCCGTCGCGGTCTGCAATGCGGACTGAATAGCCGCAGCTATTGTGTCCCAGTCATCCGTAACGAGGATGGCCACCGCAAGCTGGTTCAGACCTCCACCGTCGATCGTCACGTCGAGATCGTAAGTGGCACTCGCGATCGCCGGGACAGTCGCGCCGACAAACGTCGTGGGTGTAGACGAGATCTCCTGATAGCCTGAACTCTTGGCCTCTTGGCTGTGCCGGATCCGGACTGCATCCGTAGGAGTAACCGCCTCTTCCACGTAAACGGCGACGAACCCTTCTTCCACAACACCCAGCATATCCTTCGCTGCGTACTCGCCGACCGTGCCGGTGATGGCGTCTACGGTATCAAGGCCCGATGCCTCGAATGACCGAGCCGACACACCTTTGAACTTCTTCCCTGCGCCCGCGAAGTTCGCGCCATGCTGTCCATCGCTTCCATACATCACCGCTCTGCCGAACTGGATCTTACCATCGGCTATGAGCGACGAGATGAAGGTCGACGGATGGGCGATGGATATTTCGCCAGCATTTCGCGGCCTCTCGTTGAACAGGGCTCTCTCGATTATAGACATAGTTCCTCCTCAGCGATTAGACGTCGTCCGTCGTCTCGAACGGCGGGGTTAACTTAATCGCTGCGATCCCGGCTGCGGTCGTCTCACTGGCAAACTCCGCGCCGACCAGCAACGCGGTCTTGCCCGCATCGGCGGTGGTAGCGAAATCACCAGCGTATTTTCCGGTATCGGCTGTGTGCCGGACCCGGACGGGGTCACCCTTGGACACCGCTTCCTCAACGTAGACCTGCACGTAGCCCTCGTCGATGACACCCATCACATCGCCATCGCTGTAGGCCTCGTTGTCTATGTCGCTGGCCTCGAAGCTCTTCGCGCTTACGCCCTCGAAGGCTTTACTGGCCCCTGCGTAGATCTTGCCCTGATCACCAGCCGTACCGAGCATGACCGCGCGGCCAAACCCGACCGCGTCTTCAGCGACCAGTGTCTTAGCAAACTGCGCCGGATGGTTGATCGGCACTTCGCCGAGCTTCCGGGGTGCTTCCGACTCTAGACCTTTTTCGATGATGCTCATTACTGGTCACCTCCTTTTCCGGAGTCACCCGAGAGCTTCTCTTGGGTGCGATCGAAGACGTCGCTCAGCGCCGAGCGCTTCGCCTCGATGGCGTCGTCGTCGAGTGCCGCAGCGGAGTCACCAGCAGGCTTCCCGCCATCGGCCTTGTTTACCAGCTCGCGCTTCATCTGCATCGCTGCCTCGTACTGCGCACCGATGCGTTCGTCGCTCAAACTGTCCGTCGAAACACCATCAGCGAAGGGCAGGAGCTTGGCGCAGATCTGAAGCTTGATCTGGCGGTCGTCCAGACCATCGATGCTCTCCACACCGGCGATCCTCGCGTCCTCTTCCAGCTGCTTCATGACCTTGGCCTTCTCCGCGACCAGCTTCGGCATCTCATCGCGCGATGTCTTCAGCTCGCTCGTGAGCTTCTTGACCTTGTCTTCCGAAACGTCTAGCTTGGTCTGGATCTCCTTGGTCGCCTCTTCGATGGCCTTGTCAACCTCGACCTTACCCTTCGCGTCGGAACCCTTCTGATCCTTCGCGTCCATCTCGAACTGCTTGATCTTCTCGTCGTACTCCTTGAGCATGTCTCGAAGATTCATCAGCTCCGTGTGCGCGACGGAGTCGACATTGATGTCCTTGCTGCCATCGTATAAGCGATAGCTGAACGTCTTGTCGGCGTCCGTGGCTTTGCCCTTCTGCCCTGCGGCTGCACCTTTTTCTCCCGTCATGATACACTCCTTTTTGTCTACATGGATTCTCACTTCCGGACCTGCACGTCCCGCCTCAACATGAGCGATATGATTCACTCGAATATTTTTCTGCACCCGCTCGAACGGCTTCCCGTCGTAGGAGCCCATGCGGATCTCCTCGTCGAACACGAACCCGATCGAGACTTCGCGCTTCTCTCCGCGCTGTATCTTGTCGATCGACTCCCTGTCAGTCACCGTTGCTAACGCCTGCAGTTTATCGCCAACGATTCTAGGCTCCGACACATTCCCTCGGGTGAAGAACTTCGCGTTGTCCGGATTCAGCAAGAGTGGCTTTCCATTCTCCATCGGGTGGTCCTCGACAAAAGGAACCCCACGGATGCTATCCACGGTTTCCTCAGAGAACAGATCTTCCGGAAGTTTTGCCTTCCAGACGATGTCTCCATCTTCGATGTAAGGGAAAACGCCCAGCTTGGCGACCGTTATTCTGGCTTTCAGGAAGCCTTCACCAGTCTGGACAACCTCGAGGGTGCCAACATCAACACAGAAGAATGATCGGGTAATCGTTACAGTCATGAGCCTATATTAGCATGGCTCATTTCGCTGTCAAATACTAAGTGTTGCAGGCTAATCTTTCCGGACTGATTTTGTCCGCGAATGTCGCGAAAAGACACGAAACGACTAATCCTTTATGGTTTCACCCGACAAGAGCCGGAGAATATCGTCTCGTGGAATTAGAAAGACCTTCGCGGATGGTTTGAAATACCCGATCTTCTTAGCATGGCACCAGCGGAGGATGGTGCGCGGTGTGACTCTGAGCTGTCCTGCCGCCTCTTTTATCGTGTAGAAATCTTGCAACTCTAGCGGTCGTTCCTTTTCAGGAGGTTTGCTACCAAGACCTTTTATGTTGTGCAGCGGCGCGAACTTCTTAATATACCGCGACTCCATCTCGTCGAGCTGCGCCTCCGGGCAATCAATAGAGAAGAACGAATCGAATGCCTTGTCAGATGCATGGACTAGCACACGCGAGAGACCAACCTTTGTCTGACCGATGTAGACAATATCATTACCTCTGATCAGGAAGTAAATCATCGACTCGCGCAACGCCGTGACTTCACGCTTCTTGCTGAGTATATCTTTCTTGGCCAGCGTCATATTTCCTCCCACCAGTAATATTCATTCACTAGCAGCTCGTGCTCCAGCAACGCGGTTGTATCCTCAGTGATTTTCTTCTGGATAACGTTCACCGCATGAATGCCCGGACCCTCGCTTCCCGGAGGGCCGATCACTTGGAGACCATTCTTCCTCACACGGCCCAGCAATCTTGAAAGCTTCGCGTCGCTAGTCTCGAACGAAAAGCCGTCCTTATCTAAATCAATCGTGCCGACCGGTTCCATCCGGCCTTTAATCTCCCGCGCGATCATTGCGTACCTCATAAGAATTCCTTCCCATCAAATATTTCTTCTTTGAGAAGCTTATACAGACCTGGCTCTTGCCTGATCAGCCAGTTGCCTTTCTCCATGTAATACATCACGGATTCGGCCCAGTACTCGCCCCTATCGTAAAGCGAATACCCACTGATGATCTTCGCTTCTTCCGCTCGCCACTTGAAGAATGCCCCGTAGACCTGCTCGTCTTTCCAATCTACATCTACCGTGTTGGTGATATCCTTGTATACCCTTGGCGATAATTTCTTTAGCTTCTTAAGCGCCCGCTCGCGGGATCTTTCGAACGCTACATCCACAGCATCGCGCAGCTTTCGGCTGGCCTTGCCTTTAGAAATGGATGTCACTCCAAACATATCATCTAGGAAGTGAGCGAATTCATGCGTGAATGTATCTCGTCTCATCTTGCTGCCAACTATTACCATCTTCTGATCGAAATACAATCCGGTGAATTCTTTAGTGTCACTCAGCCCTAAATCTAATACTGCATCTTTCCACGTATCATAATCTCTGATCTCCTGCAGGAACTTCTCTGCCGTCTGTACTTGTTTCGTTGTTAGTTCATTCAAATACTCCTTGAATTCTGTTCTTAGCTTACCGCCTGAACGCCTTCCATTTGCGGAAACCCTGTCCAGAATATTGTTGATCGACTCCTCTCTCTTTGCAGCTTCGCGGCTCAGCTTCAGATCGTCGAACTTCGTAGTGCCTACCTTGCGACCTCTCACTCTGCCGGCAGCCGCCAGCTTTACCTTAAGCTCCCGCTGGACCTTGTCATACTCAGATGGATCAGATAAAACACGCACCAGTTGTTCCTTATTCATCACGCGGAAGTTCTTGATGCCCTTTTTGTTAGCCTCCATCTGCAATGCACGGACGCTCTTGCGGTTCAGTTCTACCTCTAAAGATGTAATTGCACCCTTAGGATTAGGCACCGGCAACTTCTGCCACCGGGCCTTTGCTATCATAGCGATTTCCTCTACACGATCCGGATTCGTAAGAACGACCTGAAGCTCCTCTTTATTCATCACGCGAAAGTATTTGATCCCGCGTTCCTTCGCCATCTCTCTGAGCTCGATTGTCTTGAGCGCGGATAAATTAGATGATGGCACGGCTTTGAATGAAATAAGGTTGGTTGGCTTGGCGCTTACGATTAGATCGTTCAAGGCTTCTGTCGGCTGCCCAAACGCTCGACGTTCCCGCTTCATGATATTAAGATCCCGCGCCTTCTGCATCTCGGTCTGAGCGTCCTCGGGTCCGAACGCCGGCTCCGCATGGCACCGGCAACGGTAAGGCCGGCCCGGGTCAGTGTCGGTCTTCCCATACTCATAGAAATTACCATGCCGCTCAGCATGAGTATCACGGACTCGGTTGTCCAGGGAGGTCCACCAAATATAGCCGGGGAACCCGGCGCCCTTGTGACGCTCTTCGTTGAGGTCCGCGTTGAGCGTCCCCAGCTGGTCGACGGCCCAGAATCGCGCCTTATTCTTGTCGACGTTGCCGATCTTCCGGAGTCGCGCCTCTAACTTCTTTAGGGAGGTTCCCTTTGTCAGGCTCTGCCGGACAGCTCCGGCGATTTTCTTCGCCTGCGTTGTCTGTAGTCCTTTAATCAGCTTGGCGTTCTCGACCGCCCTACTCCGCAGGATATTATTCAGCGCCGGAGTCTCGCGGAAGACGTCCACGGCTAGCTCCGTGCCTTTCCGCACGTCGATGCGTTGCACCGCAGCCTTGGTCGTGTCAAAGCTCCACGTGTCGATCTCGCGCATGGTGCGCCGGATGCTCTGCACCATGCTCTTTGATACTTTGGTGCCTTCGATGTCGACGACGGCGCCGGTGGCGGCGTGATCCGTGCCATCAATCGTATTGATGAATGCGATCAGATCTTCGTTGAGAGAATCGGCGGCTACCTGTTGCTGGGGATCGACGGGGAGATCCTTCTCATACTGCTTCCGGACAAGCTGCAGCATGACTTGGAAAAAGCGTTCAATGTAGGCCGCCCATATTCTCGATAAGCTGCGCTCGAGATGTATGGGATACTGGCTTTTCATTGCTCGCTAGTTTTCCAATCGATGCCGTGTTCCCTGAGGTAGTCCCATGCCTTGGTGAAGAATGGCCCGAGCGCAGAACTAAGCCATTGGTGAAACTGGCTTAACTGATTGTGGTCGCGCGGGTTGGCCTGTATCTGCCGACCGAGTGCGCGCCTTACGGCGATCAGCGTGATGCCGATCTCCCGCTCGATCAGATCTCCGCATAACCACTTGCGGAACTTATCCCACAGACTATATCCGTCCTCAACGTGCGCTTCTATGTCTTCCATCAGCTTATCGAGCTGCTCATTCGTCGGAGCTTCCATTGTCGACCTCCTTCTCCACGCACTCAGCGCAGATATTGAATTTCTTCCCGTCGATCTCCTTCTCCTGCGTCGGGTGCGCTGTGCCTCCGCACTTGTCGCACTGGGTATAGTCGCCTTCGCTCGAGTCGTCGCCAGCTCCCGGATCTAGATCACGACCACTGCCAGCTAGCGGCGCGTGCTCGCTTTGCTTCTTAGCCGCAGCGGCCAATGATTCACGAGCAACACCGATCTGTTTCCGGACCTCCTGAATGTCGGCATACTTCACGTGGCCGAAGTCGTGCTCCTGCATGACCTTGTCTAGGATCTCGATCGCCTTCTCCGCGCAGCCGAACGCCAGCATGACCTCATCCGTCTTGACCTTCGACTTCTTCTCTTTCTTAGCAGCCATCATTCCTCCTACGTGGCCCACAGCCGTGAGCGTTTGGGACGCGGCACCGAACGGTGCGCAACCTTGGCCTGAGCGATCGCCCTCGCCGGGCCAGTGTGTACCTTAGTTCCTCCTCCGTTAACGATCTGCACATCCGGCACGAGCTTCAGCGTCCGCACGAATCGCTTGATCCTCTTAACTACCGATCCTCTCATGTCGACCTCCCGGCACAGGCGTTGCACATCATCCGGCCTCTACTCCGAAGCTTAACTCCGCGCTTCACCTGCCCGCACCGTTGGCACTTCGGCTTGGCTTCCTCGGTGGTTCCCTTCGCTTTGACCTTTTGCTTCGGAGCCATCATTCCCTTCTTCCGAATCACGACCTCCATCCCCAACCGTCCGGCCAGCTCCTGCAGCTGGTCGAGCCCTTCCCGGATATCCTGCAGTGCGGCCGAGAATTCCGCGATCGTCATGTCTGTCTGTTCCTCACGCATCGTCGCTCCTCCTGTTATAGACCGATGGCCGGGGTGCTGTTAAGCCAGATCCACACCACGTGGCTAGCCCATCCTCCAACGAGCCCGACTAGTACACCGATCAGAAAATATTTCAGCTTGGCCACCTCGTCCTCCGTTTCGTCTAGGAATTCCTCAAGCTGCCCGAACATATCCACGATGCCACTCCTTGGTAGCGGAGGCGAGAGTTGAACTCGCTGTCTCAAGGTTATGAGCCTTGCGGCGTACCGTTCGCCCACTCCGCGGTAAGGGCGGCCCCGGGTCAGTGGCGCAGCAGGTGGAGGTGCAGGGCAAGGCTGATTGAAACCTCGCTCTATCACTATTCCTGCCGTTAATCGCTCGCCGGAACCGCCGCAAATTTGGGCCGCCTAGTTTCCGTCCCCGGCTGTACCGGAGACAGACGGCCAATACCTCATTGGCTCTTGATATGTTTGCGTCTAGAGCTTGAGGCCTCATATTGTTTCCTCTCCCTTGCGTTCAAGTCTCGATTCACTCGTCACCGAGTAGCCCATCGTCTTCCTCCGTGCCTTCCTGCGGCGGTTGCGTCCTGTCCTCGTCTTCCTTCTCGAAGGGTCCGAGGTGCCTCACGTTTTCATCTTCGAGGCGCGCCTCTTCCGGAGCTACCTTCCCGGTCTCGATGTTGATCTTGTCGACGTTCGCGTTCTTCTCGTTGACCTCTGCCTGCGACACCGGGTCCAGCTTCCACAGCGGTTCCCAATCTAGCGTGTACTCGAAGCCTGGGCCGCCCGACATCTTCTGCAGGTCCGAGCCCTCGACGCGCGTGAATAGATCGATGATCTTCCGCACCGGCTTCTCGAGGACGTTCTCCTGGAACTGGCTGATCATGGCATAGTAGTTGATCGTGTCGAACTCGCCAGCGGTGATCACGCCATGCGCCCTGCCGAGCAAGATGTTCTTCGGGATCCCCGAGGCGCCACTCATGTTCTCGAAGATGAAATCGAACATATCCTTTAGTCCGGAGAACTTGTAATCGAGTCGGCTCAACTCCTCATTCTCCTTAACGCCAACGGCACCTTGCGTGTTGAGGAAGCTCTTCATTTTGGAGAGGAAATCACCCTTCTCGTGCGGTGGCAATCCGACGAATGCATCACTCTTGAAGACCAGCAGCGAGAGCATTTGCATCAGCGTCGACGCGCTCCATAGCGCTGAGTCCTGCGCGCCCACGGCGTCAAAGACCGTGTCTACCACGGACAGTCCTTCCTTGTCCTCCGCGATGAATTCATTCACCATCCAGACGTACCGCGACTCGTGGACCTTCTCTCCGTCGATCTCAAGCCGTGGCTTATTGTAATCCTTCTTGGTAGGGTTCTGGTCGTTATCGATCTGAATAGTAATGCGCTTGGGGTTATCGAACACATTCAGATAGTCCACCTTCCGGATCTTATCTGGTAACTTCTCGCCGATCAGCCTCTGCTCTTCCGCGTTGTCGAGATGCGTCCCGAAGAACATCCCGGAGCCCTTAGAGAAGACGCGCATCCACTTGATCATCTCGCGCACCTTGCCCTTCACGTCGTGATCGAGTAGCGCCTGTTGCAGCACCTCGTCGAAGTTCTCCGTCTTCTTGTCTGCATTCTTGGGGGTGGCCACGAACCATTCACGCGTCGCATCGTGCGCCACGCTGTTGATGATCCTCTGGAGGAATCCATTCTTGCGGTAGAGCCCGAGGACAGCGTCGTCGCTTCTGCGTCCCTTGCCTCCCTCAAGTCGTTGGGTGCGGTCAGTCGATAAGCCCCGGCCATAGGTCTGGTCAATGAATCCGTCGATCGCGGACATCATTTGCCGCGCTGCTTCGTCTTGCTGCTTCCGTCTTTGATAATTCTTGAATATGTCCATCCTTGACCTCCCTTGCTTGGCTCTATTATATCACCGGCCCATTTCAGCACAAGTGTTATTTTTAGTATCTATCTCGAATATCCGCGTCGCCGATTGCCAGCTCTCGGATCATACCTGCCAGAGAATCCGGAGCGTCGTCCGGTTCCTCGCCCTCTGCGTAGTCAATGATTTGCGACATATACTCGGTCTGCGTGTCGTGGGCCCATATCAGCTTGTGGAAATGCTGCTTCGCAAACGTCACGATACGCGTATGCTTATTCATCGACTCGGTCCTGCGCTCTACGGCTGGCCACTTTTGTGCGAGATCTCGCGCACTGGCGCCCTTGTCCGCGTTGTCCTCGACGTAGAGCGTCCCGTTCTTGTATTGCTCGAGCATATTGACGATTTTCTGGTAGAGCTGCGTCACGTCCATCGGCCAGACCCAGCCTCTAGCATACCACTGGCGCCGGTAGTTCCCGATCATCGTCAGCGCCGTGGTGTTCTCTCCGCCGAATGCCGGGTCCAGGTATGCCCGGGGCTGCAGCTCCTTGGGCCAGTCGCCCTTGACCGGGTCCGGGAAGATGCGGTCGCTCTCCGCGATGTGGATCAGATGATAGTTGCAAGCCATGAGCTGCGCCGTCAATGCTCGCTCGAGCTTCCTGATATACGCTTCCGTGAAGCCCGGAATGTTCATGCCAGGCGTACCGAGCGGGAACTTCATTATACCTTCGAGGATACTCCAGAGGTCGTTCTTGTGCCACGGTGTGCCGATAACATCCACGCAACCGCCCGGGTTCCGTAGGTTCTGCTGCTCATGGTAATAAGCGATCGTGGCTAGCCGTGCCGCCTTCGACTCCTTGTCCTCGCGCGCCACTACGTCGTCGTCAATCTGGCGCTCGTAGTGAAGCCCGGTGACCGAGGTATCGATTCCAGAAGCGTCCACACTGCCCTCTTTAGAAGATCTCTGCTTGGTGGGTAAGACGATGCGCTCTTTCCGAGCCGTTGGCAGCTTAAAGTTCTCAATCCCCCACAGGCGCCGGTAGATCTCGCGCATGACTGGTCGTCTGTAGTGGCCGATCATCTCGACGATCGTATTGCATGCGCCCTTGTAGTTCTTCCGTGAAAGCAGGATCCGGTCTTCCGGGTTGAATAGGTGATACCAGATCATGCCCACGATGGTGATCGCGGTCGTCTTATAGCTTCCGCGATGCGCCTGCAGGTTTACATCGTCCGTCGTCCCCCAGACGTACTTGATCCAGTCACTGTGAATCGTCTTTAGGCGGTCGTACCCCAGTAGGTGGCCCAGCAGGTGCGGTTGGTCGATAAGATTCGTCGCTAGTCCGCTGCTTAAAGATAGCTGTGAGTGTCCGACCGATTTCGGCGAGGTCTCCATGGCCTCCTTCGTCGCGTTTCAGGTACATTCCCTGAAGATCTGCTATTTCAGTTAATAACTTCCCGGCAACCGCTATATCTTGTGCCTCCTCTGCCTTCTCGCACAATCTGGCCATGCTCTCAAGTATGTGCCTCTTTGCTAAGAATATGTCGTCCGCGTTGCGTAGATCGTCTATAACCTCTTTTTTCAACTGCCAGATGTACCCGGCAGTTAACGTTATCCCATATTCGTTTATGAAATATTGCCTCAGCACTGTTGTGAATCCATGCCTATTGTAGTTCACGTGGCGCTTCATCACGTCCCGGATGATCTCTTTCTTCGCCTTCTTGCTCAGCCGGTCGCGCTTCGGTTTCGTGCCTTTTTTCGGTCCGCGCTTTCCCATCCTCGTCAGTTCCCTTTCCCGCCTAGGTCCACCGCTCCATCAGCCAGCTGCATCTCTATCGTGGCCAGCCGCTGGTCTATTGCGTTTATGCGCTCTTCGTCACGCTTCCTGATAAGCATGATCAGCTCAGACAATATCTGATTGCTGCGCGTCTCGATGCGATTCAATCTCTCTGCCAGCTCATCAATCTTTTTCTCTGCGTCCGCTACGTTCATGTTCATCCTCCACGTAAAAGGGGCGGTGACCCTCTGCAGCTGGCCCACCGCCCCCGGTCTGTTAGTCGACCTTAGTTCCCGCCTTCTTGGCCGCCTTCTTGGCCCCGGTCGGCGGCGGCGGTTTCTTCATCTCTGGATCCGGAGACGTAGGCGCCGCTTCGATGGGGTACGGACACCAGTCTGGGCGCTTCTTGCCCGGGTCCACATCGATGAGCTTACCCTGGCCGCTCTTCGCTAACATCTGCGGATGATGGCACCGTGCTTCGCCTTCCTTGACATCCTTACCTCCATGCTGCTCGAACCTACAAGCAATACACTTCTTCGGCATTCTGATCACCTCCTTTCATCAGGATTCCCTCCGGACGCGATGCGCCTCCGCTTAGCTCCAATGTGCAGATCACATGCCTTCTCACCCAGCTCGTTAGGAAAGCCGCGTACCGAGACGTCGAGCTTGGCATTCGACTTCACGAAAACTGGCTTCTCCATCTTCACACACATATTGACTATCGCCAGCGCCCAGCTGGGGTCCCATGCGTGTTTATGCTGCGTCGCGCGGCCGATGATTACCCAGTCCACCAACCCGATTGCATACACTAGCGACGACTTGTCGATGCTTTCCAGCAGCGGTTCGAACTGGATATAGCTGTAATTCTTATCTGGTAGCGCACCCACCCGGGACATATCTGCGTTGCATGTCACCGACACCCCGGCCCAGCAGTTGCCGGGCAGGCATTCGGCGTAACGTGGGTTCTTGGTGAGCAGCAAATAGTCGTGCTGGGGGTTCGATTCAATTCTGTGAAAGAGGCGGTCTCGCCATATGGACTTCACGCCCGGGCTGAAGATATCGCCCATGTCCACGGCGAAGATAATTGATGGCTCGATCTGATCATACTCGTGAAGACGTCGCTCGTGGAATTCCGGCTCGGTCGACTTTCCCCACCGTTTGTGCATTCGCTTCATGTAGCAGTACCGGCATGTGTGCCGGCAGCCTGTGATCGGATTCCATGTTGCGTGGCAGTACTCGATCTTGGTAGGATTCATATTTGTAGACCCCTGCGATTCCTCTCCTCGATCATATCTACTTCAATCACAGTGCCGCAGCGAAGGCATTCTAATAGCCTCCATTCACCATCGGTGGTTCCTTCGTCTGGGTCTAGTTTTTGCGTGGTCACACCGCCATAGAACATGAATTTACCGTTCCCGCAATCGCAGCTGATAGTGCCAGTTTTGTTTCCCGCAATCTTTATCATGCTTTCCTCCCCGCTCAATTATCAGGTGGGAGCGTCCCCGAGCCGGTGTTGCCCTCCCTAGAGTTCTACATCAAAGGAGCCGACAAGGGAACACTCACCACCCCATTGTTTCCGGGGCCCGGCAGTCGCTGCGGACCCCGGCCGACGCGCAGGGCTGGAACACCACGCGCCGGTAGCTTTCCTTGAGCAATGTATCGACCTCGAGTGAGGTCGCTCAACCTAGCGCAACTATGAGCGACGTTTATAGCGCCATTCATAGCTTTCGCGCCTTTCTACCTGTGTAGTCTTCCCACCGTTTGATTACCAGGTCCACGTACTGCGGTGAGATCTCGATCGCTCTGCACTGGCGCCCCAGCGATTCGCAGGCGATGAGCGTCGTTCCGGATCCGGCGAACGGCTCATATACCACGTCGTGCTTGTTCGAGTGGAATCCAGTCAGCATCTTGTAAAGCTCCACCGGCTTGATCGTCGGATGCTCCTTGCTCTTCGATGGACGATCTATCATGAAGGTGGTCGGCTGGTTGGGTGGTACGTTAAAGACGTGCCGTTTCTGATGCTTGCGCCTCCGGAAGATCAGAATCGGCTCGTGCTGCGGCTGGTAGCGGCGCCCGATCACGAACGCGAAGTGGTGCTTTACCCAGCAGCATTCATAGAGCATATCCCAGTCGCCGGTCGACCGCGCGAGCTCGTGGAAATGCAAGTTGATCGGATACGTCATCACCAATACCTCAGCTGGTATCAATCCAATGAACTTAGTGAGCAACTCCTCAGCGTTCGGCGGATCCACGTAGCTGTCGCCGCGTTCCTTCCGCGTCGGGCTGTCCGGCTTCCTGCGCTGGTTCTGGTAGTCGATGCTATAGGGCGGGTCCGTGAGGCAGACGATCGCCCGGTCGTCACCCATGACCTTGTCCACATCGTTCTGGTCGGTCGAGTCTCCGCATAGTATTCGATGCTCCCCCAGCTGGAACAGTTCTCCGCGCTTGCTCTTTGCCTTGTCCGGTAGTGGCGGCACCGCATCATCGTCCTTCTTCCCGGCATTCCCTAGCTTGTTAAACTCGCGCTCGATCTTGGTGTCGAGCTCAGGAAAAGAAAAGCTATCCGCGATATCCTTCAGTCTGATCGGCGTGTCGCTGGTGAATTCAATCAGCCCATCGAATTCCATCTTGCCATATTGCGACGTTAGCGCGAGGACTTTCTTCTTTGCCTCGGTCGCGTTCTTCGCCTCCACAACCACGACCGGCAGGTCCGGGATAGTGTAACCGTCCTCTCTCATCATCTCGAGGACGCGCACACGCTGGTGGCCGTTGAGAATGTAATTCGTCTTACCCTTGACCCAGATGGCGATCGGTTCAGAGAAACCCAGCTCGAGGATTTCCTTCTTAAGTTTTTGCGCGTTCTGGTCGGATAGAGATTTTAGCTTGCCTTGGAAAGACGTTAGCGCCTCGAGCGGCATCTGCGCGGCGCCGGTACAGCTAATAACAACTTCCTTCTTCTCATGCATCTTCGTCATCACCACCTCCGAATTTATTGTATCACTCCTGATCCATAAAAGCAAACGCCGGGTCTTTTTCTTTCCTCACAACCACTGGCACCACCTCCGGCGAATCCTTGACCGTGATCTCTGCAAGCTCCCGGATCTCAGCCCGGGTCACGACTTCACTCTCCATGATCTTGGCCCAGCGCACCAGATAGACGCCGATAACCTGCTCTTTCTCTGGCTTGCGCTCCTGCACGAACGCCAGCGCGAGAAAGCCGTCCGTCTGCGCCATCGCCTTGGCCTGATGTGGCTTGACGTACTTGGGTCGGAACGTCATGCCCTTCTCCGTTCGCGCCTTGCTCTGCTTCACCTCGATCCACCCCCCCCAGCTGATAGGGCTCTGCAGCACAGCTAGATCGGCTGGCTTGTAAGGCGTGAAGCGGCTGGTCATATCTTTCTCGATCTCTTTGGCGCATGTCCTGCAGTAGAGCGTCCCGTCTCTCCCTTCCCTGACGCAGGTCGGGCAAACAGTGTCGGCGCCGTAGGTGTCCGGTGGCTTGTAGACGATCCATCCGCGCTTCTTAAGCCATGCCTGCAGCCGCTGTGTGATCACTCGCTCTTTCATATTCTCTATGTTTTAGAAACAATTCTCGACATGGCCGACAAACGGGGGAGCGGTGAGAAACCGCTCCCCCTAGAGAACCAGCCGTGGGGGCACTATCCGACTGGATTCTCCTTCTTGTCGGACTTCTCCTTCTTTGGCGCCGGTTTCGTTTCCTCCGGACTAGTTCCGGGGATCTTGCCTTGCTTCTGATCCGCTTCCCAGCTCTTGAAGTCCTTCACGAAGTCATCGAGCGCTTCTCCGGCCTTGGTGACCTGCGATATCGCCTGAGAAATGTGGAGCATCACCTGCCCGAGCGTGTCCGCAAACTGGGGTTGCTTCTTGATCGTTTCGGTGCTGAAGTTCTCGATCGCCTCTCCGAGCGCGAGGATCGCTTTACGCAACGAATCAGCTAACTCGACGTACCATAGTGGCATTTCTACTCTCCTTTCATTCTAAAATTAATTCTCTAACGTAGTCATTACCTTCTCTGTCCTTACCCATCATCCATGCGACCAATTGGCCATTTTTGTTTCGCTCCGGGACCAACTCACTAACAATGATTTCCGAGAAGAACAAACCACTCACTGTCTCGCCGTCGTCTTCCACCACACCGAGCACTCGATCTACGATGCTGAGGTTCTCCTTCTTCGTCACTATCGTTGGCGCAGAACCGACCCGAGGAATAGTTTTGATAGCAGCTGTCAAGCTATCAAAGGTGATTTCCGGAGCCTTGGCTACCGAGCGCGTTTCTTCCGAACAGAGCATGGATCCCTTCGGAGTAACGGTAATCGTTCTGGTTTTGCCCTCCCCAGACTTGATCAAACCCTTTCTTTTCAATGCCCGGACAGATTGCCATACAGTCGGAACAGCGCGCCGAAGAGTTTTCGCCATCTCAGCAAGCGTCGGAGGGTAACCGTTCGATAGCGTGTACTTCATGAGTAACTTGAGCACCTTCAGCTGCTTATCCGTAGGCGGACTGGTCATTTCTTCTTTCCCTTCGCGGGTTTCGCCTTGGGCTTCACCTTCTTCTCCGCTGCCTTCTTGAGCAGGTCATACTCAGTCGCCGCCTGCTTGGTGATCGCCCTCGGGTCCAGTTTGAAGGTCTTCAACAGCGGCTTGTCAAGCTCGCCAGACCGCGCGATCATCTCCATGCACATGCTCAGCACCTTTGATGGCGATCCCTTCCACGCGAATCCCCGCAAGTTCCGAACTCCGAGACGCTTCCGAATCGGCGCTGTATCCCTATAGTACCGATCGGCGACCGTCTCCGCGAGGATCCTCATGTGATCATGTTCGAGCTTGGCCTTCTCTGCACATTCACCGACCGCCGTGCAGAAGATCTCACGTTCTGCACGAGCGATGTATGCCGCGCGTTCCTGCTTTTCCTTCTGAGCTGGCGTTTCGGTTGCGACGGCCTGTTGCTGGCTGGGCTCATACACACTTGGCAACTTCTTGAATCCCAGCTTCCGCAGCACCCTGGCGACGTCCTTTGACAACGCGAGGTCTAGCCACCGCCCACGGCTCGTGATGATTGCGCAACGCTGGATCTCCTGCCCGGCCAGAACCTTGCTCCAGAGCATTCCATTATCGCTGTACTGGCACTTGCCAGAGATGATCGTATAGATCGAGTTCCACCCCATGCCCTCGCCCTGCAACACGTTCTTCGCGCGGTCGCCGTCAAGCAGGTCCACGCCCGTCGACTTCGCGTGAGCCACGAGCCGTTTCCGGAGCGACTTCACCTTCCTGCGGTAGCAAGCCGGATCCGTGCAGTGCGCGTCCTTGCCAATATCATCGAAGAGTCGCGGCGCCTTGTCTGTCTGCTTGTCGCACTCGGTACAGGGCCCGGCGTCCTCGACCAGCTTCCGATCGTCCAGCTTGAACCACGCGTCTTTCAACCGCACCATGAATTTCTCGACGACGTGTTTCCTCGCGTTATCGCCCGCCCGCATCCACGAGTTCGCCGCGATCTCATCCGCCGCCTTCTCCTGAAGCCTATCGTCTGGTATCCGCGCGACCGCTAATGCAGCAGAGAGCGCAATCTTCCCATCCTTGAATAGCTTCTTGGCGGGTTCCGCCAGCTCATTCAGCTTAATACGCTTGGCGATGTAGGACTCGGACTTGCCGATCTCACTAGCGATCTTCGACGCTGAGTACTTGAGCTTGATCAACTCTGCATAACCCCGCGCCTCATCGAGCGGGTGTAAATCCTTACGGTGAAGATTCTCGATGATCATGATCTCGACCGCTTCTTCGTCACTGCAGTCGATGACCTTGCATGGCAGCGCCGAAAGTCCGGCCTTGATCGCCGCATGGAAGCGCCGTTCTCCGGCGATGATTTCGTAGCCGGTGATCTTATACTCCCCCTGGTTTTCGCCCGGCGCTCTCTGCTCTCTAACGAGTAGCGGCTGCAAGATGCCGTGCTTTTTAATCGAGTCCGAGAGCTCGCGGAGCGCTTCTCCGTTGGCGTCAACCCTTCGATTAAGCGCGCTGCGCGTAAGCATGCATTGCGTGATCTGAACTGTAGGGTCATAACTAGGTGGTTTCCGCATCTCTGTTCCACCTCATTTAAAAAGGGACATCATCGTCGTCCTCACCCGGCTCTTCTGGGTCCGGCTGCTGCTGCCTGCCGACCGCGTCGTCCGGATCCGGATCGTTATCGATAACGCCCTTACCTTGTTTGGTACGTCCCGGTTTGCTGGGAGATTCATCTCTCTCCTCCGGCGGCACCTGTGAGTCTTCGTTCTCATCCTGCGGAACTGCGCGTCCGTCCTTCTTCGAGCGTAGGAAGACGACCTTCTGAGCTATGCATTTGGTTATGCTGTGCTTCTGTCCGTCGTCGCTATCCCATTTGCTAGTCTCGAGGTATCCGACAACCATCACCGGATCGCCTTTGAAAAGGTATTGCGAACACGCCTCCGCCTGCTTCCCCCACACCGTGCAGGACTGAAAGTGGACGACCTTCTCACCACCCTTCTTCCACCGATTCGTTGCGACCGTGAAGTTGCAGACATGCAGGTCGTCGCCAACGATATTCGACTTGGGGTCCTTGGTGAGCCGTCCAACGATTGTGTAGTTCTGATAGTCTGGCATGAATCCCCCTTACGTTCTGGCCGAAACGACCTCTTTGGGATAAGCGTGTATTCCGGGGATCTCGATCTTACCCCTCGCGGCGCGGACGATCTTGCCGACCGCCGCTTCGTCGACCTTCAGGTAGTCGAGCAGCTTCGGATCCTTCGCGGCCGCCTGAACAAGCGTGGACTTGCTCTGGACATCGAACTGCCAAATCTGCCTATTCGAGACGCCCGCCGCGGAGGTCTTCATGAGTTCCTTCTCCGGAACTGCATCGACCACGACCGGCGTCTCCTCCAACTCTTTCTTGCGCCGCTTACTCTCTGCGTCGCGTTTCTTAGCCAGCTCCGCGAGTTCCTTCTCCCTACGCTCGTCGGCTTCTGCTTGAAGACGCGCCTGCTCTTTCCGCATCTTCTCTTGCTGCGCCTTGCGCCGGACATCCGCGTAGCCCTCCATCTCGCCACGCACGTGCCGCTCTGCACGTTCTGGAATCGAAAGTAGATCCTTCTCCATCTGCCTCAGACCTTCGTAGGTGGCCCGGGCCGACTTCTTCGTCGGCGAGATCCAATCTACGATGCGGTCCTTGACGCGCTTGATCCGCTTGAGCGCGTCGCCAGCCTCGGTGTTGGTGATCTCGTTGGTCACCTTGAGGCCTTCGATGGTCGCTACTGCCGATTCACTTTCTTTCCTGATTGCTTCCGTCTCGGTTGGGTCGAGTACTGCGGTTCCTGCGTTTCCAGCCATCGTGCGTTCCTCCTCCTTTCAGGGTTGCGTTTCGCACCGTTCGCTCCAGCAGCTTCCGGTGTCCTCCGATTCGCAGCATCATAATATCACGGCATCACCCCCTCTGGCAAGCTTTTTCTTAACAAAATCGAGATTTCTCACGCTGCGCTGCAGCGCCGACGCGCGGTCATTGATCACCATACGCAGCGTCATATCTGGCGCCATGTAGCTAGACTCCCACCAGCGTCGACCCTTCATCAGGAATTCGATCTCCTCGATCGTCGCCTCCCCGATCAAGTACTTAAATGCGAACATCCAGAGGCGCGTCTCTCGCTCCGTCAGTCCATAACTCGGGTCCTGCGCGTGGGCATATCCCATGTGGTGATTATCGATCGGTGGATCCGCGAGTGGATAGTAATTCGCCAGCGATTCGTGCTCGTCGCGACCCCGGCCTCGCGCCAAATGATGCGGCCAGTAGCCGGTCCTGCAGTAGGCCATGCAAACATAGATCCCATCGCTCTTGGTCAGCATCGCCCAGCAATAGCGGTGCGCATTCCGGAACTCCGCGCGGCGCCGCCTCACTTCGCTGTCTGGGATCTTGCTGCTCATTGCTTCTCCAACACCTTGATCGCCTCGTCTAGGCTATCGATCTGTTCCATCAGCTTGGCGTCGTCCTGCTGCAGCCGATCAATCTTAGTCTTGATATCGCGCCGCTTCTTCTCTGCCTTCTGCCGCTCGAGGCGAAGCGCTTTCACCGCTGAGTTCTCCATCATTCCCCCTTCGCTGACTTAATAGACTCGTCGAGATACTTCGCAAACTGGTGCCATGCGGCACCCCTGCCTTCCGGAGTATTGAATATAAAAATATCTTTCAATTCATCCAGCTTGTACCTCGCTTCACGCAGTGCCTTCTCCGTGTCGCCCTCATATAGCTGCAAGATGCAGAATCCAGCCTCGATCCCGAATTTACCGCCCGTCAGTATGAAACTGATGCGCCGTTCCACCTGTCGCCCGGTGTATTCCTCATCAACCGGATCCCATTCGCGCAGCAGGAGCATCTCGCCTGGCTGAAAATTCCTGTCATACCGTCGCACCTCAAACGACTTGTGGCCGCTCTCCACCATCCGGAAGTAGTCCGGCCAGGTTTTCAATTCGTGATCCGCCATCAGAACCCCCTCAGTAAGATGTAAAGCAGCGCCGCGCCCTCGACCGCGAGCGCTGCCAGCCACCACATCGCCAGACCAATCCGGTCATAGATCAACTGCAGCTGGTGATCTGGATTCATCCCTTGCCACTTAGTGTTGCGCTTAGCCATCGTCTTCCTCCCATGGGTTTTGAACTCCGCAGGCTGGGCACTCTCTTAGCTTGCCCTCCATACGCTGTCCACACATAAAGCAGAAGTACGTCTTCTGCCGCTGCGTGTCCTTCACCGTCCCGCTGGCCCGGTGGATGTAGATCTTGCAGTTCGCGCACCACGACCACCCGGGCGTCCAGTCTCCCGTCTCTCCCTTACAGCGTATGCATTTGAAATCGCTCTTCACCAGCTCCATCACTCCCCCTTTGTTATAGGAATTAGCTTTGCTATGCACTCGTCACAAGTTTTCACCCCGGTGTTCTTGCGGCACTCCTTCCGGTGCTCCATAGGGACATCGCATGGGTCTAGCTTGATCTTCCGCGCACGCGGGCCCCTTATACCCACGATAGCATCTCCGATCACCGTTTGCACCCAATCGTACATATTCTCGCCCTCGCCGATCGCCTCCTCCCAATACGATTCCACCTCGAGACTCACACCTTCTAGCGCTGTCAGCGCTTTTATATATGCGCACTTCTCGCATATTAGACCCGTATATTCCGCGTCAATCTCACTGGTCTTTCCTTCAAAATACTTCTTCTTACAATCACCACATCTAACTACTACGCTCATCACTCTCCTCCTTTACTCTGGTCAAGATTTTCTTTCCACCACGCTTTTAGTTCCGGCTCCCCCTTTTTTAACTGCCACTTACCGTGCCCACGCGGACATTTCCAAAACTCCCATCTCCCACCGTCCTTAAAGCGATACTCGAAATAGTCAGTGGTGGTATCACAAACCGGACACTCATCCACCGGCGACTTGTCGCTTAATACCTCGGCAGCAGAAGGAAAATCAAGGTTGTTCGTATCATCTGCCATCACTCTCCTCCTTTATCGCTGGGTAGATTATCTCCAAAAATATATACGGCGAATTACTTCCCACACAAAGTTGCATACGATTGACCCTGCGATGAAATAAAACAGAACTCGCAAAGCAAGCAACGCCCCTGCCGCCCCTTTAAGAACCTTCAATTCCTCTTTACTCATCTTCATCGCTCTCCTCCTTTATCGCTGGGTGGTTGCTGTTCCTTTGTGGCTGGGGATAGGGAGAGGAGGATTGCTTTGAGTTTCGGGTTTGCTTCATCTAGCAACGGCCCGTGCTTTACTTTCCACAATCCCTCTGTGTCCGACAACTGTAGTATCTCCTCCACCGCCTTATCCACACTCGGTCTGTTGGCTTCGTGTTGCTTGATGAGGGTGAGGACTTTGTTGTAGGCTTCTTTTAGTTGTTCGGCTAGTGCTTCATCACTATGCGTGTGTTCTTCGCTGGACGTTTCTATCTCCAGCAACACCTCATCCCTCAACTCCTCCACTCCTTGCTGTAAACTTTTCTTCTCGCTCATCACTCTCCTCCTTTACCCGTGGGGGTTATGGCTTCCAATGCGTTGTCTATGATTATCACGCCCTCATTAAACTCCTCGCACGTTGGACAACTACACACATCTTCGTCTGGATTCTCCGATGATTGGTCTAACGGGCATATTCTTTTTCCAAGTAATTCCTTCGCTTCCAATAGGCTATCCCTTATTCTTGACGTCTGGGTGTTAAGTAGGTTGGTGAGGAGTGCTTTGACTTTTTCTATCTCCTGCTCTTGACCGTGTATTTCTGTGTTTACATCCTTGTATATTTCCCTTACCTTCTCCACCGCTTCCTCTACCCGCTTGTCTCTCTGCTTGCTCATCTATTCCCCCTTTTAATTTCCCACTTGCCGCAGCGGTCACTTCCGCACACAGACGTTCTGGTTTTGCGGCACTTGAAGCCAGACCAATGCTTGCAATTTTTGCACACCATCACGCTTTTCATCTGCGCTGTGCGGATGCTCTCGCCAAACATCTCTCGGTACGCTTCGGCTTTACCACGATAGTACTCTCCCTTACAAAGCGGACACGGATCTATCTTCTTCATCTATCACCCCCATCCGGCTTGAAGCACTGATCATAAGCAGCTTTTATCTCCATCCGCCATCTCTGCTTTGTTTCTTCGCTTGGGTATACGGTGACATCACCAAAGTAGATTCTCTGAAGATGCGCGTGATCCATTTCCAACTTAGTAGCATATAGCTCTGCTATCGATTCTCTCGCGCCATTTAAAGTATTCGTTTCTTTGACGACCAAACCGGTGAACGCACTAACAAGTAGCGTTGAAAGCGCAGTCTCCATCGCCTTCTCCAGAAACTTCCGCCGCGTTATTTCGTCTCCCATCACTCACCCCCTTTCTGATCCATCTCCGAAGGCGCGAGGTCCGAGAACTTTGTCCCGCGCAGGAAACGGTAATAGATCTCAGCCAACAACGGCTTACCCTGTACCGCATCGAGCGCATCCCGGACGTCCTTCTCGCGCAGCGGTTGCTTCAGTCGCGGATCCAATTCCGGCTCTTCGTAGAGCGGGATCGTGGCCTTGAGCGTTTCGATCTTGGCTTTTGGATCTTTGATGTACCTAGTCGCCTTGTGGGTCATCTGCTCGCCCTTCCGGCGATCGCCACGGAAAAAATAAAGCAGCGCGTGGTTCGCCAGCCTCGAGCTGATGCGTCCCCGGTCCTTATCCGACTTATCATAGATCGCCACGATCGAAGATGGCTTGATGTTCGTCGGGTAGATAGTCCGCATATTCTCCCTGAAGCGTTTCATCATAGCCACGCGGATGATCTCTCGCGGCTTGCGCTTCGTACCAAACGTATCGATCACCTCTCCCGCCTCGTTTGCAACATCGTCGATCACCAGCCGACGCGCGGTGTGTAGAACGTGCTCTAGCTTCACGATGTCTGCGTTGTTCTTGCAGCTCCGCATGTGCTCGATCAAGTCCATCGCGTTGCAGTAGTACCACCCCGGGCCGCTCATGACGATGTTCGCCGCCCACCTCGTCTTGCCACTCCCTGCGCTTCCGTAGACCAGCGTCACCGGCGCGGAAGTATCAAGATCCGGAAAGCCGAGCCCAGCCGCTTTGATTCTCTCTACGTCTTGCCGGACGTCTTCCGGTACTTCCCACAGTGCGTCCATTACTCTTCCTCCTCTGCGATGTCGCTTTTCATATCATCTGCGCTCTTCCTCGGTTTGCCTGTGACGTACCCATCAATCCGGTCTTCGCTCTCAAAGAACCACGCCGGACCACGCGAGGCGTTGTGCTGCATGAACCACGCGTCGCCCGCGCGGTTGTCCACCGCTTTCTTCAGCTGGTCAACTGAAAACTCATTCAATCGCGTCCGGATCTTCCGCAGCGCCTTATCAGTAGGCCTACACCCACTCTGGATCTTGTCTTTGTAGTGGTTGAATACTGAAAGGATATCCTCATGCACAGCTGAGTCTTGTAGTTCATCTTCACCTTCACCTTTACCTTCACCCAACAAGTTTTGGGTTGTTTCTAAAACACGTCTTTTCTTCTTGAATAACGCCTTGACGTTCGGCGACTGTCCCTCATTCCACTCAATGACCGTGATCTTATTGGACAAGCTGCGCGGCCGGGGGATACTCGGTACACATCGCGACCGATGGTAATTATCATTTAGGTAGCGCGGCACGAATAAATAGAGCTCGCCGTCCGGCGCCTTGAATCGCTCTGCGACGCCCAGCCTAATGTACTCATCGAGCCATTTCTTAACGTCCTTGACCGACGGATCTGTGTTGCCGTGGTACATCGCAGAGTGGACCGCATCTGGATTATAGATGCAGCCGCCGAAGTTACACAGCGCCCGTTGGAAAGAAGCGAATGCATTCCGCGCGCCGCCTGATAGCTGGCGCTCGAACATCGAAGTGCCAAAGTCGCCGGCCAACAGGACCGCTCGTGTCCCCATATTCCCCCCTTTCTATACCTTGCGGCATTCTAAACGGTTCGTGACCTTCCGCTTGCAGAGGTTATCTAGCTCCGTGCGGATCTCCTTCATCTTCTCAAATGGAACCCGGTCGGCCAGCTGGTCAGCGGCCAGCCTGAGGTTCTTCGACGTTATGGCCATCAGCGGAGTGATGTCAAGTCCATTCTTCCTGAATAACTCTACCGTCGCTTTCATCTCGCGCTCTGATCCCTCCGCTTCCCAGTAGGCCCATTGCTTGATGCCGCCTTCGACTTCTTGGGGTCCCTTCTCCTCGACCTCGCCTCCGATGAAACCACGCAGCGCGACCTTCCGATCGTCCAGATTGGCGATCTTCGCGTTGACGTCTCGCAATTCCTCGTGCGCGGACCCGACCTCGTTGATCAGCTCGTGGTTTACGGCGAAACGATCCGCGTAGGCCGGGCACTTACCACGGACTGGACAATTATGGCAATAGGGATTGATGCGCGGCTCGAACTGGCCGGTCTCTATCCCCTCCAGCGCGTAGTCCACCGCCGTCTTCACGTGGACGACCTGATCGGCGTCGATCTCGATCGAGTTGGGAAAATTCTGGCGGAGCATATAATGCGTAAGGCGGAAGCGCCGTATCCCCGGATTGATTATCTTTGCCGCGTAAGCATAGAGATTGAGCTGTTGATCCTCGAGCAGGTCGCTCTTCGAGAGGATGTTATAGCTCCACTTGAAGTCGACGATCTCTAGCGTCTCCTCATCTATGCTGTTGATCCGGTCGATGACCACCAAGAGATTCAGCCCGGGCTTGTACTCCACCGGCACCTCATATTCCGTGGCGATCATACCTCGGATGTTCTGCATGAGATGCTCGGTGTACCGCACCAGCGCGGCCTCCATAAGTTGCACGTCTCGCATGAGGATCTCTCCCGGCTTCGAGTCGAGGCGCAGCGCCTGCTCGAGCGCAGACCGCGCGTCGCTGGCGTCCATCATATTCGAGAGCATTTCCGGATCGTGGTCCGGATGCTTGTCGACGATCGCCGCTGCCGTGTCATGGATGATCTTCAGCGCCGTGTGCGCGACGGAGCCCTGCCTCATCGGGTATGAAGCCTCAGGGACGATGTGATCGATATACTTAGTCTTGTACTGTAGACCGCATCGTTTGTAGGTGATGATCTGCGTATGGCTGATGTAGCCCTTCGGCGTCTTACGCCTGCGCGGTGGCGCCGTCTTTGCCTTCACCGTCTTCTTCGATGACTTCCGCATCGCTGATGTCTTTCCCGCCTTTCTGGTCGCCATCCTTCTTCACCTCCGGTTTGATGAGCTTGCCCCGGCGAGTCGCCTTCCGCGTGGCCTTCTCTGCCAGCGTGGCGATCGCTTCTTTGAGCTGCTCGAGGGACGCATCGTTGTGACTGTTAATCTTGTACTTCTTCTTAAGCCGCGTCTCAAGCTCTGCGTCCTTGTAACCAGCTTGGCGACCAACAAAATAGAACTTTCTGATCAGGGTTTGCAACTCTTTTTCGTATTTCACGCGGTTGCGCTCATCGGCCTCTTCGCTGCTTACCTGAGCCGTGTCCGGCATCTCCTCGTGCGCGTAGAGCCCGCTCAGCTCCTGAGGGAAACACGCGCGGAGCGCCTGTGCCTCTGCACACTTGATGAGCTGGTTCCTCGGCATCTTCCCCCAGATGAAGCTACTAGAATTAAAGTACTCGCTGAGGTAGACAACCGCGTAGACCGGATCCGTGAAGCCTTCTCGCTTGACCCCGATCCGCGCGGCGTTAAGCGCGTCCTTCGGGCCGAGCACCTTCTTGAATATGCCATCGACGCTGCACCACTCGGGCTCCGTCCGCCCCCGGTACTGTTCGGTGCGCTGCGCGATCAGGCGCAGACCATCGATGCCGGTCTGAATCGCCATCTCTCCATCCCGGACCACGCAATAAATCTGCTTCGCCAGCGGAGAGAGGTTCAAGGACATGGCCACGCCCTTGAAGACCTCGAACTGGTCATCATCGGCGTTCTTTGCATAAAGATTCCGGACCACCTCCGTCCGGCGCGGTGTCCACCAGCGTTTATCCTTCGGCGAGTAAGGCGTGTTGTCATACCGGGGAGCCGGAGCTGCGCTCCGCTTGGCGAGAGCCGTCGACTTCTTTTTGGTTTTCCTTCTGGACTTCTTGGCGGGTTTACTTCGGACCTTTGTTGCGACTGCCATCCTGCACCTCCGTTTGTTAAATGTTTCTAAAACAATAGCGTCTGAGCACAATCTAGCGCACCACGCTTGGCCGCGTCAAGCTTTTTCTCACCTTTCTCTGTCTCCGGCAGCCAGAGCAAAGGATCAGCTGGGTTCGCGCCGTCCGGGATGATCAGCTCCCAGCGCACAATCGTCTTCTCCTTCGAGCGAAAGACCATCACGCCCGGGCACCAGTCCCCGGCAGGATGGGGCCCGAACTTCTCCTCCATCGCCAGCCGGACGTCGGAGATCCGCGTCCTATAGACTGCGCCGAGCCCCAGCTTGTGGATGCATTCACCGTTGGTCACTCCGCGCAGTACTGCGCGGTACGCCACGATTAGCTTCGACTCTCTAGTCATCGATCGATCCTCTCTTTGAGCTCATCAAGCAGCTCCGTTAGAATTAACTGGTGATCCTTCCAATACAACGCGCTAGCGTATTTACCATCGCCGATGCATTCCGTAATAGATATTGGCATCAGCGAAACGCAACCATGCGGTCGCTCTCCATATGGCAAGGAGCAACCGGACCCGGTAAGGAAACAGCACTCGCCACCCCACGATGGATCTTTGAAACAGCCGCGTTTCTCCTTGGTCGCTGGCCGGACATAGTAGATACTAGGGTCATCCTCCCACCAGTCTATCGAGTAGTTCCCGCTCAATAACGCTAGCCGGACATACCGCTTAAGCGGCTTATTGAAATTGTCCGGATGGCAGATCCCCGGCATCTGCTTACAACAGCACCGCTGATCGTGGTGGGACCGTCTCGCCACCTCGCATACGGAACAAAAGGGATGCGTCCTCTTGGCGATATCCGTTCTCACGATACCTCCTTCAGCTCGCCGTCTGCGTGGAGCATCATGAGCATATTCACCATATGTTCGCAGCCGATTATCACACCGATCCGGATAATGTTATTGTGCATGGTCGTCTCGGTATCATTCATCAGCTCTTCGGCCGGGATCCCTCCGCAGTAGCGGTCGAGATATTTCCGGTACGGCTCCATCCAGCCAGGCATAGCCCACTGTTTCTTTTCCTCAGCCATCGGTCTTTCCTTTCCCCCGGATCCGGATCAGCCGCTTCGACGTCTCCTCCGGGCTTTCCATGGTTCCTAGATTGATCATGCGCTCTTCATCCACGAGGCGCCGCGTCATCTGCGACTCCAGCCGCTGGCACTTCTTGAGCTTCGGGCAGGGCTTACAATCGATGGTGATCGTGAAGCTGCCCGGGCCGTCGCGGTGTGCAGGGTGCCAGCGCAGCAGAACCGATCTCTCGCACAGACCCGCGTCCGGACGCGCTACCTCGAACTCCTTTTTCATCTTGGCTATACACTCGCCGCACATCTCCATCATTCTCATTTGGAAGCTGCTCGGTCGGCCCAACTCCAACCACTCCAAGAGCTTCTCCTTCGACATCTTCTTTATCTTCTTTGCTGCGCCACTCATAGCTCCACCTCCTTCTTCTCCACCAGCTCCTT